CTTCCATCTTGCCGAAGTCAGCCGAGTCCAGCTCCATCAGATCGTCAGGCGCAACCTCGCAGAGGCTGGCCATCAGGTGCAGGGCCTTGTCGGCATCGTCGGCCTTGCTCTTGGCGAAGGCCATTTCATCCCGGACCTTGGGCCGACGCATGGTGAGGTGTTTTACCTCCAAGCCGGAAATGGTGATCGGGAAGTCGAGAGCGATTTTGGCTGTGGGGCGCTTGTCCATTCAGGATCAAACTCCGATGGCGCTGCGGATGGATTCAAGCTGATCGGTGCCGTTGATGCGACGGACCATGTTCACCTTGTCGATCTCCACGACCTCGCGACCACCAATGGTGATCTTGAGGTAACGCAGGCTCATCTGACAGGTCATGGAGGTCTGATCGCCAGCGGCCCAGTCGCCGGGGTCCATTTCCTTGATCACGCCGGTCATGTTCACGACCATGGCCACGGCGGGCTCGCCATCGCGACGCAGAGCGCCACGGGCGGTCACCTGGGTGGCGGCGCCATCAGCCAAGCCGTAAAGGCTCAGCACGTTCTCCTCATAGTCGAACAGCTCGAAGCTGGCCTCCAGCTTCTCCATGCCCATGTCGATTTCGACCGGGGCATCCATGCCGCCGCCCCGAAACTCCTCCATCTTGGTGGTGAGTGTGGGCAGGGTCAGGGTAGAGACGGTGCCAGCCAGGCCGCGACCGTCAACAAACAGACTGAAGTTCTTCAGTACGCGGGGGATTTGGGCCATGGGTCAGTCCTCAGCGGAAAAGGTCAACGACGTAGGAGTTGACGAGGTGCGAGCGGAACGTGACCCGCTCAGCCGGATAGGGCGGAGTGAACTCGAAGTCGAAGAACACCTGCCCGTTGGCGATGTTCTCGGGGCTGTTGAGTTCAGGGTCCACCCACACGTCGCCGCCCAGCAGAGCGCCGCGTGCCTTGAGGTTGCGCAGGTAGCTGCGCACGGACTCCTGCACTTCCTCCAGGTAGGTGGCGGTGATGCAGCGGTCCACGGCCCACAGGTGGCCGCGCAGGATCGACTCGTTGATCATGTCGGCGGTCCGGCGCACGCTCAGGAAGGCGTACTTGGGATCCATCGCCAGAGTGCGGTTGCCCCACAGGCGGAAGCCTTGCTCCCGGATGATGGTGGCAATCTTCATCTCGTTGAGCAGGTTCGCCCGGCTGGTGTAGTCACCCAGGGCGAAGTCGATGGCGCGGGCGGTGCCTTGGATGCCAGAGATTTCGTTGTTGGAGGGGCTCCACCAGAAGCCGCGCTCGTTGTCCACCTTGTTGATCAGACCAGCCACCGCAGGCGAAGCGGGGAAGGCTTCGTCGTTGCGGATGATCCAGGGATCCACCACGTAGATGCGGTCGCTGCCGAAATCGTCGGCGAGCTGCACCGCAGCGGCGTCGTTGGTGTTGGGGCCGTCGGCGATCACCACGGCCCGAAGGCGGTTGGCGATGCCCATCAGCTCGCTGAGCACCTCGTTGCGCACGACGGGGGGACCATCGCTGCGCTGGTGAGTGAAGCCAGGGGCGATCAGAACGCGGGGCGCGAAGCCCACGGCGTTCTCAGCGGCGAGGAACGCATGAACGCCCTTGTAGGCTCCGGTCGCGTTGTCGATGCCGCCCACCACGTTGTCGATGGTGGCGGCATCGGTCGCACCTTCCTGCACGCGGATCACGACCACGACGGCGCCCGCCTGGTCGTAGATCAGGTCAAGCGCCTTGAACAGAGTGCCTGCCTCGCCCAGGCCCTGCATCTCGGAGCGACGGGTCACCATCACCGGTTGGTTGATGGGGAACTTGTCGCTGTCAGCGTCGGGCGCAGTACCGATCAGACCGATCACGCTGGAGCGAACGGTCTGAATCGGGCGGGCCCCAGTGTCGATCTGGAGGACTTCTACGCCGTGAAGGAAGGTTGTGGTCATCTCGGAGTGTCCTCCTTACATGATGAGTTTAGCGGCCCTGCCCCCGGAGCTTTTTGCGTCCGTGGGATGGCTTGGAGTGTTGCCCGTTGCCCTGGCGCGTGCGCTTGGGCTTGTGCTGGATTTTCAGGGCCGCCGGGCTGACCTTTGGCCGTGCCATCAGGCTTCAGGCGCGGACCAGTCCTCAGGCAGACCCAGTTCCAGGCGTGCCGCCTCCAGCGCATCGCCCTCTAGGGAGGTGATGGCGATGGTGGGGTTCTTCACGTCCTTCAGACCAGCGCCAGGGCGCAGCGCGAAGTAGCGGTCGCCGGGGAAGCGGTAGACCTTATTGGAGGCAAGGAAGCCCTGTCCCCAGGGCTCCAGCTTGCCGGTCAGTTCAAAAGAGAACAGAGCGGTCATGATCAGAATCCAGAGATTGGCAGCGGATGGAACTGGCCACGCAGGACGACTGCGACGGTGGTTTGACCCCACATGGTTTCACCACCCACGTAGACGGTGCCGGACTGGCCGATGGCGGCCCAGCAGGTCTCGCCCAGGTACGGGCTGATGTGGGTGAAGTCAGCGATGGGCTCGGGCTGGTTCCACACCGGGGTGAAGACCACGTGGTTCGTGTTCGCACTCGCCGAGTTGTTCGGGTTGGCGAAGGTCGGGTAGATCACCGGTGTCTGAGTCCAGACGCCGCAGATGTAGAGCTGGCCGCGATCATCCAGCAGCGCCACGGAGGAGCCGGTGGTTGAGGCGTAGCCGTTGCTCAGCACCGCCACAGGACGGCCAAAGCGGAACTCGTTGTTCCAGGCCGTGCTGTACTGCGTCGCCATGATCTCGCCGGGGAACACCGACGGAGAACCGGCAGCCTGCTGGGGGTCGCCGTAATCACGGAACATGATCTCGCCTGCGAACCAGGCACCGATCACGCTGGCTGTGGTGTCGCTGGTGAGAGCGACGTTGCGACCGAGCTGACCGTTGGCGTTGTTGCCGAAGCTGTAGACCTTGGGCTGGTTTGAGGTGCCGCCGTTGGTGATGCAGTACACGGTGGGATAACGACCACCGCACACCCATACCGACGCAATTTGCTGACCACCGCTGTTTGTGGTGGTCGAAGCGTTGGTGATCTCGACCGGCATCTGCTGGTTCGCGCTGGTCGAGGTGTAGACGCCCAGGTAGATGCCGAAGCTCTCGCCGGAGCCAGCAGCGAACAGACGGCCCTCAGAGGTGAGGAACCAGGTCTTGGTGTTGGCCACGTCGCCGTCGCACGAAATCACGTGCACGATCTTGCGACCGTTCAGCGGCGAGTTGGCAACGGCGGTCACGTCCACAGGACGGTTCTGGTTCACCAGGTTGTTAATACCCAGGTTGCCCATGGCGTTATAGCCCCAGGCGAAGCACTTGCCCGATGCGGTAATGGCGTAGACGGCGGCGTAGCGACCACCGTTGCAGGTGATGTACTCGACGTTCTCGTTGCCGAACCAGCTCCGGGGGATCCGGCGGGCAAAGAAGTTGGCGGTGGTGGTGCCGTCGCCGAGCTGGCCGTAGGCGTTGGTGCCGAAGGCGTACACGTTGCCGTCGGTGTCCAACGAATAGAAGGAGCCAGCCAGGGTCGCAGCATCGCCAGTAGCGGTGCTGGCGAACTGGCGGATCTTTGGCCGGGCAGAGCCAGTCAAGAGGGTGCTGGACTCGTCGTAGAACTGGAGAGGAACAGCGGCGTCGAACTGAGTGGGCGTGGTGCCGTTGCCGACAAGCCCGTTGGCGGCGTAGCCGCAGCCAAACAGGATGCCGTTGTCGCTCAGGAAGAAGCTGTTGTAGACGCCAGACCATGTGCGGATGATCCGGGGCTGGCGAGCCACGGTATCAGTGACAGGCTGGCCGTCGAGCGTGGTGGCAAACTTGGCGTTGGTGGGATCACCCGCCAAAGCCTGCCAGTGCCAAGAGGGCACGCGGAACACCGTGGGCAGCGCAGGGATGCTGGAGGTGTTGTAGTCCGTGCCCAGACCAGCGGCGTTGTAATAGTTGCCGTTGGTGGCGTTGTTGAAATTGTTGCCCCAGGAGAAGTGACGGCCGCTGCGGCTGATGTAGGCGCCACGGCGGTGGCCCACCCAGTTCACCGGAGCCTGCTCACCACGGCCGTAGCGGGGGTGAGGCAGAGGCGCGTGGCCTGCGCCAGTGGTGTTGAAGTTGCTGTTGGGGAACGCGAACCCGAGAGAGCCCCTAGTCGCTTCCACCGCAGCCAGGGCAGTCGCCTGACTGCTGGCCACGGAAGCCACAGCGCTCTGAGCGGTGGTCTGCGCAGTGGTCGCGGTCGAGAGCGCGTTGTTGGCGGTCGTCTGCGCGGCGCTGGCGGCAGACTGAGCAGCCTGAGCCGCGTTGTTCGCCTGGGTCAGAGCGTTGGTCACAGTGACCGAGAACGCCTGGTCGTTGTTCAGCGCAGCGGCCAGCTCACCCAGAGTGTTGAGTGCTCCAGGAGCTCCAGCCATCAGGCCGTCAACAGCCTGCTGCACAAGGGTCTGAACCTGGCTTTGGTTCAGCTTGGTGGCCATCACCGTGAACAGTTCGTCCACGTCGATGTCGAGGGCGGTCAGTGCGTCGCGGAGACGCACCACATCCTCGGCCAAGAGGTTGGAAGGAAACGGAAGCGGGTAGTTCCGCTTGGAAGTGCGGGTGTCAGTTGCCATTGGATCAGACCATCACTGCGCGGATGTTGCGGACCTTTGGCCGATGGGCCGCCGTTCCGGTGAGGTTGAGCTTCACTTTGGAAGCCGTCAGGCCGACAATGCCGGTGTCCTGATAAACGTACTCGACATAGCCATCCCCGATGGGCGTAGCACTGAGCAGCGTCATGTTCTGGAAGCCGTTTTTGTCGTACTGCGGCATCACGGTGGAAGAGCCGGGAACCAGCGCATCAAAAACGACGCGCATGGTGCTGCCACCAGCTCCGATCTGGAACTGACGGCTTTGGTAGAAGCCGCTGGTGTCCAGGCTGCCGATCACTGACTGAACGCCGGGGAACAGCACGGGGCTTTCGGTGGCGGTTCCCCGCAGGATCGCCTGCACCTGCATGGTGTCATTGATCGCTGCGGCGAACTGGAGTGCCTGGCCGGGAGCCAGGGTGAACGCTTCACCAGTGGTACGGGTGTAGCGGAAGAACACCTCGGTGTTCTCGCTGGGCAGCTCCACCGGGGCGACCACCAGAAGGTCGGTCATGCTGCTCACCGTCACGCTGCCCAGGTTGAAGACCTGCTCGTTGGCGGTGAAGTTGGCTCCGACCAGGCGGAAGGTGAGGTCCTTGTCCTGATGGGCGGTCCAGGTGATCGCGTTCGAGCTGCTGAGCAGCACGCCCACGGTATAGGGCTGAGCAGTCACCCAGCGTGCAGCGGTCGAGTCGTATTTGCCAAGCTCGGCGACGCGCACCGCATGGTTGGCGTCATCGGTCAGCAGCACGATGAAGTATTCGACACCACTCTCGAGAAACACGGGGAAGCGGAAGTTGGCGCGAACGTAGGTATTTGTCGTGACGATTTCGTTCGGCTGAATGACAGTCTCAGCGAGCACGGTCCGGGTAGGGAAGCCGTTGCTGCTCTCGCGGATCTGCACCTGAACGGGCTTGTTCCCGCCTTTCACCGCAAACTTGAGGTCAATGCCAGTGATGTGGCGAGAGTTTTCAAGGGTGAAGCTCTGAGCCAGGGGGTCAGAGTTGTTCGGTGGCGGCGGCGGGGGTGGATTCCAGCGGCGGGTGGTCGTCGTGGTGGTCTGGCGGAAGTTGCGGATCACCAGGGTGCCCTGGCCGGTGTAGACCGCTGCCCCGTAGCTGCCCTGCTGGCCGATGAACTCGACCAGCTTGTTACCGGCAGGCACGTTGGCGGGCACCGTGAAGGAACCACCGAACGAGCCGCTGAGGTTGGCGACCGTCCCGGCCGGGGTGATATTGCGGCCGTCGAAGCGCAGCTCGGTCAGCGCCTCGTTGGGTCCGAATCCGGCGACGCTGAAATTGACGTTGCGGGTCCGCAGGAACTCGATCGCACTCCGGCTCTCGCTCACCAGTTGAGTGACGGTGCTGACGGAGGTGCTGCTCTGGCTGCCACTGCCGAAGACAAAGCTCTGAGTCGCAAAGCTGGTTTGGTTATCGGTGATCGTCCAGAGGTCGATCGCCGGATCCAAGCTCACACGAGCAGGGATTGGCTCAAAGTTCTGGTACGGGTTGATCTTCATCTCACCCGTGCGCAGCTCTTGGCCGATCAGCACTTCATCCACCGAAGGCAGCAGCTTTTCGGTGGTGTTGTTCTGGGTCGCCAGAACAGGAGTGCCGCTGATGGCGAGCTGGAGATCCTGGCCCACGATCACGGCGTCCTGGCTGACGCCTGCATCACGCAGGTCGTCGTCGAACAGCGGATCGGTGAACACGCCGTACTTGGCGGTGGGCTCGCGGGAGCTGATATCGCGCTGGAGGCGCTCATCTGCGACAAGGCCGTACAGCTCGACGATCGACTCCTTGAGCTGACGCTGTTCCTTCATGGAGACAACGCGGGTGCCGTCGTTGCTGACCTTGGGGACAGCAGTGCTGATCCAGTCGTGGTAGACGCTGGCGATTTGCAGCACGGTATCGGAAACGCCGGGCTGGATCGGGTTGAACGCCGAGGGCACGCCTTTGATGCGGCTGAACGCGCCGTCGCGATCGAGCACGATGGCGTCGTAACGGGGCATCTTCCAGCGGTAGTCCACCAGCACGAGGGTGTTGGCGACGGCGCCCTGGATCTGGAAGGTGCCAGCGTCGGCGTTGATGTTCGTCGGCGAGACGCTAGTGAGGTAGCGGTAGGTGATCGAGTAGGTGCTGCCGGGAGCAGGCTCTGCGCCGCTTGGAGACCAGTCCACCTGATCAGCGGTCAGGTTGTAATCCGTTCCTGCCACATAGGTGGTCGCGCCTTGCGTCACTTGCTGGATACTCAGCACCGCAGTGTCGGGCAGAGCGTCGAGAGCGCCAGTGAAGGAGCCATGGGTCATCGTCACGGTTTTCTCGGCCGTGACGACCACATCCAGGATGTTGTTGAGGGGCTTGCGGTTCAGAGTGATGGTCTGAGTACCGGTGCCGGTGCTGACCTTGGGCTCGTTGCTGATGAGCTGGAGGTCAGGGTCGATCGGGAAGCTCAGGGGGGTGGCCTGAGGCTTGTCGATCTTGTTGCCTTCGACGTTCGCGACGCCTTCCTGGACGCTGTAGACGTAGTTCGACTGGGTGGCGTTCTTGCCAAGCGCGAACAGGCTCAGGCCGTTGACGATGTAGTTGCCGTTCGCGTCGCGGTCATAGCGAGCGATGAGCTGTTTTACGCCGTCAAGCTGCGGCGGGGGGTCCTGATTGAGCAGGACGCCATCGCGCACGGCGTAGACGCTGTAGAACTCACCGCCGCCGCCATCGCCGTTCCAGGCCCAGGTGGCGGTGCGACGGGTGCGACCGGCGCCTGCCTCCTGATAGTTCCGGGTGCCCACAGCGGGGTCACGCAGCGCGGAAGACTCCAGCTCGGTGATGGTCTGGGTCACCACGCGGACGCCGATCTGAACGTCGCCGGTGGTGGGAATGGTAAAGGTCGAAGATGCGACCTCACGCACAGCGCCCAGCACGTAGACCGCGCCGCCGTCCATCTGCACGACGCCGCTCTGCGCGTTGATCGACGCACTGGCGCCGCGCACAACAGAGCCGTCGCGGAACAGCACGTTGGCGATTTTTTGCAGCCGGTCGCTGAAGATCGACTGAATCTCGTTCAGTTCCGCCGACTGAAGGCCCTTGCTGGCACGGAACAGCAGCTCGTCGTAACGATCTGCCGAGCTGAAACGGTTGTAGTAGCCCTGGAGTGACATGGCAGCCTCAGAAGGTCAGAACGAACTCGAAGGTCTCGCGAGTCGCTGGAGTGCGGATGATCGCGGGCACGTGCTCCAGCAGGTAGAGCGTGCCGGGATTCGTCACCTCATCGGCATCGAAGAACATCTGGCCCACCGGCAGCCCTGGAGCCACCTGAGTGTCCAGCAGGATGCCGGTCTCGCGGATGGTCGCGGTGCTGGCGTTCTCGAAGTCGAGAGTGAAGCGCAGATAGAGGTAGTTCGTCTGCGCGGTGCTGATGTCGTACCGCCCGCTGGGCAGCACGATGGCGCCCTCTACGGCCGGAACGACGAAGCTCACCTGGGCGGCCTTGCGGAAGCCCACGGGTGAGATCAGGGCGCTGCTGGAAATGCTCTCGGGAGGGGTGCCGTCGGCATCCCAGGAAGAACTGCCAGCGCCCACGCCGAGGTAGATGTTGCGGG